GTGCTATATAAGCATCACTTTGATACGCATACGAGAATTCTCTAATCTTTCTTCTTGCTCTCTGAGTAAATAAAATAGCGTTACCGATCTGTATGGGTGGAATTGTCCAACTACCATACGTGGTTTGTTGTGTTACCATTACATTAGCTGGTGTTAATGGTTCTCCTTGTGGGCGACCTACTTTAAATTCTCCACCACCTGTTCCAACAATTAAATCTCTACTTGGTTGTAACCATCTAATTACGTTTACTTTGTTTGTTGCAATGGCATATTCCATTGATTCATCCGCTAGGCCTGTTCCTTGGTCAAAGTTCTCGTAGGCAGCAGTCTGTGAACCCCATATTGTTTGTGGATAAGTAGAAGTTCCTGCAAAAAATAACCTTTGTTCATAGAAAGATACTGTTCTTGGCCAACCATTACCTGCTGTCCAAGGAGAAGAACCAGCCCATGTAAATGTTGGTGTAGTTAATGTCCAAGAAGTGTGACCTGTACGAGATAGTTTTCTAGGTGCATGATTACTATGACAGATATACATTACATCGGCTGACTGAGCGAAATGTAGTTCTGATAATTCTGCCTCAAGAAAAGGAGTTGAAATCTCATAAGCAGAACCACCAGATTGTATTTGACCATTATCCTTATAGAAACGGATATATTGATCGCCAACTTCTAATACATACGATTGTGTTACATTGAACTCAAAAGGTATAAGTCTAACTTCTTTAGATGATGTTTTTACTTCAGATACGAAGTACATACCACCTCTACGAGTAGCACCTCCATGAGGATATACAATCATATTGGTTAGTTCACTACAACCATTAAAATATTTCTTGAAGTCAATTTGCCCTTCAAGGCGAGGACTTAACTCTCCAGCAGTAAAGTTAGACTGGAATGGATGAACTCTAGCCATTATCTTCTAAATGTTGTGAACGTGTCTGATACTATACCATCTATAAACCCTTCTAATCCATCAATGCTTCTGGCCTCTTTAATCTTCTCATCATGTATATCCCACATTTGCTTAGTGAGAGAGTTACTACCAGTAATAGAATAGGCTAATTCAGCTGCTAATCTAGCAGTTAGAACCTCTGTAAACATAGGGTCATACTGTGCTGTATCAGTAATCTGACCAATATATAAAATCTTAGCAGAATCATCGTTACAAAGCAGTTTTCTTCCTTCTACCTTAAACTCTATATCGTCATATTCCATCTTTAGGACTCTAAGACAATATGGTTTTGTAGGGAGTGTGAATTCTGCTGCATAGTCAAATGCTGGTACAGTTGTAAGTTTTGCTAATGTCGCTCTAGTAATAGCAAAATTCCAAGGGTGTGACCTTAGAACTGAATCTCTAGTTGGATGATAAAATGCGTTACAGAGCCTTGCTCGCTCTGTATCGTCTAATAGGGAAGTGATCGGATCGTCACCAAGTTTGCGTAATGCGTTTGAACAAATGGAAACTTCTGTTGCCATATCTCTTCTCCTGAATTAAGTGAGGACAACTCATTACAAGAAGCCCTCTTTTTTACTACTTAGATATTAAGTTTCCTTAGCACCAATTTCTACAACTTTTTCATCTTCAACACGAGTCGCACCAATAACCATTGATAGGAATACTTGTGTTGCGTAGTTCTTATCATCACGCTCAGAGATACGAGTAGTGATGTCAGCACCAACCGCTAGACCCATTGCAGACTCAGTGTATGCAAGGCAAGAACGGATAGTAGAAGCTAAAGCTAATCGTTCAGAACGAATAAACTTAAAGCCTAAGAACGTATCAATATCGCCAGAAGCTAAAGCACGAACTGTATTGTAATCAGATGAAGTCACCTGAGTAGTATTCAATAAGTCTGTAACTTGTTTAGCTGAACAGATAATGTAACGTGCCTCATCAGGATCGACATCAGAGCTATCAATGATTTCTTTAGCAGAAAGCAATTTATCCAATGTTAAACCTGTTGTACCACCAGCAATTTTCTGTGTAGATGGAAGTGCAATTGTTGTAGCACCTGCAACACCACCGTAAGCATTACCAGAAGCAGCAGCAATTATAGCGTCATCCATAGCACGACCCATTGCATTAGCACCTGCCATAGCATACTCAGACTGTGGAGTGATAAGCATCTTAACCTTATCTTCCTGATCGATTAGATCAGCCCAGTCATAGTCTACTAAAGACACTTTACGTCTTGAGTGTGGAGTATCAATCCTAGGTGTGTCAGAGTGGCGAGTTGTACGAATTACCGCAGCAGTAGCACCGATTCTTTCAAAATAGTGACTCTTACCAGTTACTGCTGTGTAACGAGCTGTGTCACGTAAGCGCGAACCTTTCTGTTGCGCTAAGTGTAGTACATTATTCTTATACTGCTCTACAAAAGCAGTTGTGATTTGAGTGGACATAATGCCCTCCTATATAATTAAACATAAAAACGGTCATTATCCTTTCGGGTGTCCTGTCTATTACGCTGACTATACGAGTTTGAGAACCACCATTTGCCTTGCTGTTATCCTTTCGGGCAGCTATAGCACAAGCGAATTTTACTCCGCTTGATTATTATCTTACCATATTTCTTATTCTGGATGTGCTTTTGCGTACAATTGCTCCATTTCGGTCAAAGCATCCATGTGTTTAGGATTCTTATTATCCCAATACGCATGAGAACGATCTCCTTGTATTTGATCGATTTGTTGACGTGCATCCATAGGACTCATTACTAAAGAGTTATTTGCAGTACCTCTTGCAGAGTCCTCTGTTATATCTTTACCAGCATTTGCAAGTAGTCTGATTAAGTCTGGGTCATTCCCGTATCTTGGATCAGCTAACTTTTGCTGTAGTTCTGGTGTTCCATATACTCTTAACGCCCTTTGAGCAGATGTTAGTTGCTTATCGTAATTAGCACCAAACTCTTTCCGCAGAACTTCTTCAGTTTGAACTCCTTGTGTATCTCCTGCTATCTGTTCTTGATTCATTTGATAATCTACAGAACCTTTTTGCCATTCAACCAGTCCTTGCATTTGTTTAGGTGATAATCCTAAATCATGCCCTGTTTGTTTAAATGAACTCATCATTTCTTCAGGATAGTATTTCTCATAACCTGGTGGAACATCTACCTCATAACCATCTGCTGTTTCGGGTCTGCCAAGTTTTGTATATAGTTCGCTCATTTCTTCATCATTTTTAGGGATGGGTATTCTATTGCCCATCATCTTCTGCTGATGAATAAGTGTTTTAGCTGCTGACTCGGTATCATTAATACTTGCTAGGGTTGGATCTGCTCTCAAGTCTTCTGGTAACGCCTCACGCCAATCTTGGTTACCACTCTCAACAGGTGCTAGTACAGCATTATCCGTTGTTTCCGTGACCATTTCTTCACTCATAGTTTATTCCTCTTTTATATTACACATATTTAAAATACGAAGATAGACAGACCTTTCGCCTTCTCTCCTCGCGGTTTCATACGAGTCACCTTTTACATAAGATTCTCGTAATTGGTATGCCCTGCGTAGGTCATCTAGGACTTTACTCCCAGATACAGACTCAAAACAGTCAGCATAGTCTCTCTTGATTTTAGCAATCGCTTTAGGCATTTTGAACAGCACCCATAATTGCTTCCATACCCGCTTGTGTTTGTTCAACATTATCAGGTGTTATTTGTTGTGCTACTGGTACAGCAGTTGCTGCTAAATCTGCACCTTGTTGAGCTTGTTGCATTGCCATCATTTCTTGTTGTTGCTCTTGTTTTTGCTTTCTTTGTTCAGCAATTTCTTGTGGGTCACGCATAATGTTCTTAGGAACACCTAGTAACTCAGCACGAGAACGAATTGCAGCATCATGATCTATGTTATCCATAACTTCTGGGGCAATCTGAGCAAGGTTTGCAGCCATCTCATACAATCTTTCAACAGCAGTAGCTTCTTCCATTCTCTGTGAACGCGCTAATGGGCCAACATATTCAATATCTATATCAACACCATCTAATGAACCTGGGGCAGGATTGAACATATCATTACGTTGCATAATAGCAAAACATCTTTCAATCAGTGGATTCAAGAACTCTGTTTGAAATCTACCTAATGTTGGGCCAAGCAATCTTTGCATTAACTCATAACGAACTTGAACTTCTGTTGCCGTCATTTGTGGGCCTTGCTGAAGTTCTAATTGATCTGAAAAGAACGCTTGTTTAATAGCTCCACGTAATTCAGATTCTTTCATATCTGAAACATCAAATCTAGCACCAGTATCAAGAGGTTTAATTGCACCGTCTCTTCGTACTATAGTAATACCTGAAGGATTTGTTTTTACTCTACCTATTACGCCATCATCTTCTACCAGTAATGGTGGGTCGATAGCTTTAGCCCATGCTTTAAGGCCTAACTCTACAGCCTTATTTAAGGTCTTGATGTCAGGTAAAGCATTATAAGCAGGTGAACGACCATACTCTTCACCAGAAGCTTTAGACCATCTTGTTACAAGGTAAGGCATTTCGTTATATCCACCTTCTTGAACAATCTTTTTGTCTTCTTTACTTATATGTAAGCTTATCCAAGGTAGTTTAGTATCGTACTTACCTTGATATTCTTCTGCTGGCATTACACAATGAATGAAAGTGAACTTTTTGTCTGGATTATTCTCGAAAGCATCTTGTACTTTAGCACCTACAGCATCACCCCACTTTTGAACAGCTTGTCTAGCGGTATATTGAAACTTCCTATATAAGGTATCAATCTGTCCTTTATGGTTTTCAGAGATAAAGTATTCTGAAATATGAAGTGTTCTGAAGTTGAATCCATTTGAAGCTTCTTCTGTCTCAATACAGGCTGTACCAATAGAACAAATATCAAGATAGAACTCATGTACTTCTGTATTAAAGTTTGACGAGTTGAATGCTTTATACATTCTATTACGACAATCCTCTAACCAGACTTGAGTCTCACGAGATTGATTCAAATTTTCATCACGTACTCTTAAATGAAACCAAGGTAGTGAGGCAGACGTTAATGTGCCTTGTAGAGATGCTGCTAATAAAGTATTAGCATGAATAGCAGATGAATCATACAATTTCTCTGTACGTTTTGATCCTTTTGCATATTGAGCTGTTACTTCTGCTTTTCTAGGCATTACATAGTCAAGAATCTCTTGCCAATGAACTTCCCATGTTTGCTTACTAGATTCTAAATAACTTAATCGTTTTAATATTTGTTCGACCACTGTAGCCTCCTACGGTTTTTTACCTGAACCAAGAAGAGAACGAGTTTTGATGTCTGCATCATCTTGATCTCCTTCACCACCTGTGAGCAATAAAGAGTACCTACCTTTCTTCTTCTTATCAAGTAATGCTGTCTTTTCTGCTTTTAGTGAGTCGTCCATTTCTGCTTGTTCTTTTTCTCTCTGACGTGATTCCGCACCATAATCTACGGGTGGTGGCGGTACATAAGGTTGTTGTTTCGATCCCATTTCTTTCTCCTATAGCCAAGTACACTCACTTTTGAGCATACCGTAAATGTTAATATCTTTTAGATTCTCTGAGATTTCTCTCATAGTACCTTCTTTTGTAAAACCTAGTCGCCTCAAGAATAAATTAGCTGGTCTATTATCCACTTCTGTATAAGCTGTAACTCTATGACAATTTAATTGCTTGAAAGGGTAGTTAAACAATGTTCTTAACATCTGCCTATTAAACCCACCCTTTTCCATAACGCCAGAAAAAACAATATCCTGAACTCTATATTCGTAAAAAGCAACTCCACCTACTAACTTACCATCTTCATAAAACCCATAATTAGTACAATCACTAAGGGAGGTGACTCCCACTCGTTCTATAATCCAATCTGTTACTTCTTGTCCAGCATTAGGTACTAATTGCATTATTTAAGCAAGGATTCTTTTTTATTCCAATACTCTCTTTCTGCTAATAAAGATGCTTGTGGTGCATCTGCGCCATTTTTAGTAGAAACTTTTGCTCTCTTAGCTTTATCAATGTCTTCTGCTGTAGCTTTATTTAATTCTGTTCTATCTACTTGATCTGGAACAGATGACATTGGAGCAATAAAAGGCTGTGGGGGTGATTTTTTACCCATATTAACCGCCTAAAATAGATTTACGCTCAATATCTGGTGCGCCTAGTGAGCCACCCTTACCTGTTAATAAGGTTGAGTATCTACCTTGCTTCTTTTTAGCAATAGTTTCAGACATTTTTGGTGGTGCTTCAACTTCTGGTGCTAATATTGCAGCATCTTCTTTTGCAGGTGCTTTATATGCAGGTGCAGCTACAGGTGCTGGTGCAGTATATGCTGGTGGTGATGGTGCAAAAATCTTCCTTACAAATCCGCCCATGTTTATCTCTCCTATGTAAATATATTAAAATCGCTATCTGCTTGATACTGTCTAGGAGATATTTCGTGAATCCTAGAATGTCTTAATGACAAAACAGCATACCTCATAGCAGAAATCAGGTCATCCTTAAATGGAACTATCCGACCATCCTTTCTATGATACATCCTTAATTCTTCAAATATATCAGGTTGGTTCGAGAATATCTTTAGTCTACCTGTTTTCATCCTTTCAAGCAAGTCCATTATTCCAGATTCTAGTGAAACACCTCCAGAACCCTCTTTCTGTCCAGCTATTGCAGGATTAGTGAACCAACCTCCCCAAGTGCTACCACGTCCTTTTATCATGTTTACGCCTAAGTTTCTATATTGGTCTGCTAACGGAACACCCGAACCTTTGTCTGCTTGTCTACCATCTCTAGGCCAGACTACTGGAATCCATTTAGGTCTAGCATTAATTGCTGCTGCATGAACTGCTGGTATTTCTTGTCGTTGTCCATACGTGTCATATATATACACAATGTCTGCATCTCTGTCCCATGCAACCCATACTGCTGTCGTTGGGTGATCCCAACCATAGTCCATTCCACATACTCTTGGAAAATGAGCTGGAATTTCAAAGGGTTCACACTTAATTAAATCCTCTGGTATTGGAAACACTAAACCTGATCCAAGAGAAGGAATACCTTGTTCTCTCATTTTTCTTTCATGGGGAGGTAATGCTGCGAGAATTTGTTCCTTAACACTTTCAGTCATGTGAGGAGCATCATCCCAACCAGCTTGCATCATAAACTGGCCTGGTTTCAGATCATTAATAAATTGAGCAATAGTTTCAGTCATACCATTCTCAGGTGTAAACGTCATATACACCATGCCAGCCTTATCTGCGGTACGGGTAACTGCTTGGGAATATATGTTTTGTGGCGGTTCTTCATCTAGCCATATTACATCTAATGATTCACCCATCCATTTCTCTCTACCCATTTCATAGGCTTTGAAACCTATTCTCGACCATCCACCACTGACGTGTTTAATTACAGCCGAGTTGTGGGCGTGAGGCACACCTGGTTTTCTTGTAGTGTCACCGATTAATTTTAGTGGAATAGAGCCAGTACCTCTCGAACTCGGATCGTCTGGCTGTCCGAATAACTCTTTTTGACAAATATCTCTAGTAGTTTCATTCGATGCTCCACCTGCCCAAGCTCTAATCGGTCTATCCCATCTTCTGCCTTGCCACCATTTAGGATATAACCCTGTTAAATGATAAGCAAGTTCTGCTGCACCACAAAATGATTTACCGATTCTGTTACCAGCCATCAATAGTTTTTGAGATGCTATCGTATTATGGAACTTCTCTTGATATTCATAAGGTCGATAATGCTTCAACTTATTATGGGCTTGTCTAAATTCTAGTTCTTTAGCAATCTTTAGTGCTTCTTCTACGCTCATTCTTCTTCCTGTTCTAAGAGCTGGGCATCTTGTTGAATCATCTCAGCTAACATTACAATAACATGAGATTCCACATCATTAGTTTTAACCCCAACTTTAATCTGTTGAGCTAAACTCCAGATCGACCTCAACTTAACCTTACAATCTTCTAATTTATGCTTCATTCTTCTCCTAACCCTAAATGTTGTGATGCCATATCTATGATCGATGAATAACACCACTCACAGAAAATAACAGGCATCATGCCAAAATAACCTTTTGCACCACCACAGTTTTCATCATATTCGCTACTGCAAAGAGAGCAGGTATCTTTATCTCCTAAATCCTCACTCATATTTCCATATCCTGTTCCAAAAAAGTAAAAGTGTTTCCCTACTGAGCGTTGGTCACTTATCCCTTACCCAGTAGTATTATTAGTATTCTCTAATATACGTTAATTTTCCACATTTGTAGCAGTTTCTGGGGTGACATCTATGATATTGGCATTTAAAAGACGATTTAGCTCTTCTTTTAGTTCATCATCTGTCTTTCTATCCATGCCTGAAATCTCTACCTGATTGATTGCATTAAACCCTGCTCTATCTAATAAATCCTTACAAGCTTGTAGTCTAACACTATCATTCGTAGCATTCTTGGCTAGGTCTAAAACCCCTGCAAGCCCTAGTGTAGCACTATCTGCAATCATTTTGACAGTCTCATCTTTGATCCTATCAGCGAACTTCCTCTTTAAGTTATAACCTTTCTGTTTAGCAGTAGCTTCACTGTACCCAGCCCCTATGGCGCACAATTTAGCGTTGCCTGCCCATTGAGAACCCACGAAAAGCCTTATAAACTCTGCCTGTTGCTCATTTCTAACTAAATCCATACTCATATATACATCTCGGTTGGTTGTTTACTTAGGTATATCATACCCAAAATACCCTCCGCTGTGTAGAGTTAACCTTATGGATATAGCACGGGTGGGAGTTTGGGGGGTGGGGGGTCTATTTTTTGGGCGAAAACGTGATGGCATGGGGGTTTTATCGGTTCTTTTCTCCTAGTGGGTAAAATGACGGGGTGGGTGTAAG